GAAGTCACCGACGACGGCGCGCAGTTTCGTGTCAACAGCAGCAACGCCGGTAGCGCCGACCGTCTTGGAAGTAGCGGCCCGCAGAGACTCGAACGTGGAAGCCTCGTTCGAGAAGGTGAAGTCCGGGTAGAGCTTCTGACCCGTGGCGGCGATGCGCTGACCAGAAATCTTCGCAGCGAACTTCGGATCCATGGCGATACCGTTAGGCACGCCATCGACAGCCAGCAGCGCAGCGATAGCGGCGTCGGTGGACACGTACGGAGCATCCGCAGCGGCGAGTTCGACAGAAGTCGTGGCGGACGTGAGGCGCTGCATAGCGCCGACGACAGCGCCGGTCTTCGGGTTGATGCCGTGGATCACGCCGTAATCCAGTGCGCGGGACAGTGCCGGCTGGATCTGGTTCAGGATCTCCTGAATGACGCCGAGCTGGTGGTCCTCGTCGGCCCACTGAACTTCGTTCGTGAACCGGATGGTCTTCTGGAACTTGAAGGGCTCAACGGTCTGAGTAGTCTTCGTGACATCGTTCGAGGACTTGTTAGCGCCTTCGCCGACGTACTCAGCTTCGCCGGAATCGAAGACGAAAGCTTCGCCCGCGCCGAACTTCATCGGGATGGAACCCGAGAGCTGGGAGATGGTCGAACCCTTGTGGATGTTGTTTACCCACGGCTCAAGAAGCTGCTTCGGGATGGTCAGGGAGCCGGTAGTAAGAGCGGCCATGTTTTACTCCTTGTTGAAAAGCTTGCGAGCGAAGTCCCGAAGGTCTTCCGTCTCTCCGCCAATGGTTGTGGTCGTGCCCTCTTTAGGGGCAAAGTTGCCTTGCTTCTTTCGGTCTTCCTCCCGACCCGCGAGGCGCTGCGCCTGTGCGGTGAGAGTGGACTCGTCGGTTCCGGTGAGAAACAGGTCAGCGTCAGACGGCTCGCCTTTCGGGCCCTTCTTCGTGCTGATACCAAACTCGGCTGCAATCGCCGCCCGGCGCGATTCCGCCTCAGCGGCCTGCGCCCGTGTTTCCATTTCCGCGATTCGCTGCTCCAGGGTCAGCGCAGTGCCAGCCTTGGTCTTCAGGTCGTCGTAGTCACCGAACTTGTTCTTGGCCTGCTGCGCCAAACGCTCTTTGACGATGCGTTCAACGTCAGCCTGCGAGAACGACTGCCCCTGCGTGGCCTGCTCAGTTTCCTGAGTGCCCACCGGCGCGGCCTGCTGCTCGGTGCCTGTCGTGGTTTCGTTACTCATCGGATTGCCCCGTTTCCGTCCCGTCGGACATAAGACCGGTCTTGAAGCGCGACCGTAGCGCTGCCCCCAGTTATCCGGGGAAATCTGAAAAGTTGGTATTCAGGTACTCGCGGAGGCTTGCTTGCTGCTCCGGGGTCCGTCGTTTGCGGCTTGCCACGTACTGCATGACGTTCGCTTCGTCGCCGTAGTCGTTAGATGAGAACACCGGCTGCGCGGTGCACTTGCAGTGCCCATGAGTGGCGAACCTTGCCGTCTGGTCTGTGTAGACAGCTCCCCTAGAGGCCAGCATCACGCACAGCTTGCAGCCGCCATTAGTCACCCGCCGCCAACCGACCGCGGAAGGATCCCGCCGCCGGTTCGTCAGCACCGTGTCCCGAAACGGGCGCGCCGACTCAAGCTGAACAACATCAGCGAGCCGACCCGCCGTAGCCCCAGGATCACCAGCGAACAGCGGGTCAGAAGCCCAAGCGACAGCCCGGCGGATCTTCTCCGTGCGGTCGATGACTATTGGCTCAGCGAGATACAGCTTTGGAGGCGCCGCACGCTCCCGCTCATCGTCGTAGAAGTCAGCCGCCAGCGCGGAAGACCCTGCCGAGTAGTAAGCGACAACCTCAGGGACGCCATCAAGCAGCAAAGCGCGGCGCTGTTCGGGTGTTCCCGAAGACCTGCCAAGTAGCGACGTGACCGTGTTTACGGCGGCGGCGGTGACAAGCTGCAACGCCGCCTTAGACTCACCCGCCGTTAGCATTTGTCGGGGGAGTCGGAGTCAGAGCCGCGACAACAGCCCGGCCAGCGGCGCGGCGCTTATCCGCCATCGCCCGCCGAATCTGCTGCTCATCCAAGCCCAACAGCTCCAACCCGACCTCAGTCTCAGCAAGCCACGGAATAACCGCGATCTGCTTAGCGCCGGCATCAGCCGCCGCAGCCTTAGACAGGTAGATAGGTGAGCGCCACTTAGTCTCAATGGATCCCCAAGCTTCGGGAACTTCCGTAAGCCCGTTCTGAATCGCGAGGGCCCGGTTCACCGTGCGCCGAATCGGCACCGACCAGTCACCCATCGTTCCCTCAGCCTCAGAAATCAGGTTCTCCCGAGACGCCGAATAAGCATCAGCACTCGTCGGGTTCGCCATGTCAGTCAGCGCGAAGTCCGAGTCAGGGAGGTCAGTCTCACGGGCCATCAACTTAGCCAGAGCATTCAACTGCGCTAGGTGCGAGTCAGGCGACTGAGCATCAAACTGCTTCACATCAGCGCGGGGATTGGCGACATTCGAGTCGTTGTCATCCGGAATGCCGAAGGTCCGTCCAAGAGCGACCTGCCAAGATGCCTTCTGGGATCCGTCAGCGTTCTTGAAGATCGACTCGTCGGCGCCCAGCAGGATCATCTTCGGAATCGTGTAGATGTCCATGTGACCCTCAAGCCGAACCAGCGCTCGAAGCGCCGAGTCCTGGTGGCTCATCACGGGCCGTGTAATCCTCGAACGCCCCATCCTGCGGGAACCCCGCGGACGGTACACCAGCGGGTCAGCAGGAACGCCCCAAGGATGCTCGGAGCGCGACACCTGCCACGCGCCATCAACCTTGTCAGCGCTGATCGTCAGCCCGTCCAGGTATAGGACAAAGCCGGTAATCTTGCCGTCCTCGCGGGAAGTGACTGACAGGAGGTTATCGAGCGAACGCTTGCGCGCGTTCCACTGACCGTAAGCATTGAGGGCGTCCTTGGCGTGAACCAGAGCGGCAGGTTCGCCGGCAGCAGTATCGCCCTTGGTGGTAATCAGGTAAGAGACGCCATGAAGCAGTGAATCCGTGCGCGCCTGAGAAACCTCCGAGAACAGGAAATTACTTTCCTCAAGCTCAGACATGCCAAGCGACTCAAGATCGCCGCCGGCCCAAATCATCTTCTCCAGGTTGCAGCGCCGCGCCAAGCCGTCAACACCCTTGGCGGCCCAGCCAAGAGCAAGCCCGATGTTCGCATACTGCGGCGGGATGACACTGCCGACCTGCTGGGCAGCACGCTTACCGTCATAGTAAGACGAGCGCAAAAGGTTCCGCCGAGACTTGTCCGCCAACTCCTCGGCGTTCTCATTCAGGGTCGCCAGCTCGTCGTCACTGAGCCCAGGAACAGTAAGCTTTTCAAAGCTCACAACACCACCGCCGTCCTAGATCCAGCACGCCGCGAAGGACGTAGCACGTTATCGTTTTGAGCGCCCCAAAGGGCAAGAGTTTCCGCCACAACAGGCGTAATATCGGATGCTGCATCCTTGCGGTTCCAAGCCCAGCCACCCGCAAGGGGCCGCTTCCGGGCGAGAGACAGCGCAACGTTCACCTGCGGCTGATCCGTATGCAAAACCGAGCGGTCAATGATGCCGTCGTAATACTTCGCGCAAGCGATAGCCATGTCCCTGCCTTCAGCAGCCGCAAGAGTCACAACAATGTCCGTGCCGATCAGATAGTTACGGTCACGCCGGCGCTCCACAAGGCCCGACATTTCATCAACAACAACGGCGTGCAAGCGATTCTTAGACGCCCGCGAAACAACCCACGGAATAACCCAATCGACGCCCTTGCGGCTATCGTCAAGCTCCACATGCCAGCGCCCATCCGCGCGCTGCCCAGACAGGGCAACAGACGCAATCGAGCGGTTCGGGGGAACGTCAATCGCAAGCGAAAGCCGATCAATCGCCATAGACGCCGGATCCGCTGCAAGATTCCACGAAACCTCATCAATGACGCGGGCCGAATCCTCGGCATCCCAGATCCCCAAAGCCTCACGCTTGAACGAATCATCGTCCGTCAAGTTCTCCCGCATACGCTCAATCGACTCGACAGGCGTGCGGTGCGGGAACGACGGGTTAGCCTTCGCCCACTGTTCACGGTCATCAGGATCAGCCTGCGGATCCGCAGCGAACTCGACATAGACGATGTTCTTCGCCTTGCCCGACAGTGCCTTAGAGCGGCGGTTCGAGAACTCCTCGCCAGGGTCAGTAGGCCGCGGCGGCGTCCCCATGAAGAACAGCAACGCGCCGGCCTCCTGGGTGGACTGGTTCGCAGCCGGAACCATATCCTCGAGCGCCTTCTCGCTGAGGATCTGAGCCTCATCGAAAATCTCGGCATCAACCTTGTCAAAGCCACGGCCAAAACCCTGCTCGCGAGCGCCGAACATGATGATAGAACCGTTCTTGAAGCGGATCTCCTGCTCGCCGTTAGACGTGCGGATCGCATCAATATGCGGCCAAATCTTCTTCTTCTTCACCATCGCCTGCATCGAGGCGAATGTCATAGACGCCGTCCTCGTGCGGTGCGCCGTCCACAACGCCGTGAAGCCCGGATAAATGACGCACAAGGCGATCATGATCATGCCCACCAGGAACGTCTTACCGACCTGCCGGGGGATTGACATAACAATGCCGCCAACAGTCGCCGCGTACTTCCCAGACTTCCGCTTCCCCAAGGCAATAGAGCCGATGCCGTGCTGCCAGGAATCGAACGAAACGCCCATCTCAGCGCACTTCGCCACAATCCGCGGCCAGGCAGTAGTCACAATTCCCTCGGGAATCACCAGCTCGCGGGCGGCCTCAGACAGCCGTGGCGTCGAACTTTCCGTCTTCGACCGTGGCATGAGACTCCGCTTCCTCAGTACGGGCGTCAATCGCCTCGATGTCCCGCACCACCTCAACCAATCTCTTCGTCAAAGCAGCAAGGTCACGGGCCGGAGTATTGGGATCTTCGACAGCCTCCGCGATCCGGCCCCGCATAGCGGACAGCAGTTCGCGGGTAGTGCCACTCTTAGCGGCCTCAGTAACAGACTTTGGCGCGGGCGGCTTTTCATCCGCCGAAACAGCACGCAGGGGACGCTTAGCAACCATCAAAACCACCCGCTTTCAACGTCTCGGCTTGGAAAAAAACCTCGGGGAGAGAAATCGCCT